TGGAGAAGAAAAGAGGTATCAAATGAAAAGAAATGATTGTACTGACAAAATGTTTGGTATGTATCATGTATGCCCTACTTGTGGCAAGTCATCAGGATTGTATTACGACATACAATACCCTACTTTCCGGAAAGTAGGGCTTGATGCAAGGCCATTTGAAATTAAGAATGGCAAGAGGACTAAAAAAATCACAATGCACGATAAGGCTGTAACATACAACTGCGATATGTATGGAGAATATGAGATTGCGGTTTGTGTATGCGAAAAATGTGGTTGGACGAGTGGGCCTATCATTCAGTAAGCCAACTGTCAACAAATAGTTGACAGTTGTGGTTATCAACTATTTGTTTACTACCACAAGGGGGGTGGAATAAATGACACAGGATGAATATTCATTAATCATCGGAGAATTGTTTTTGGTTGTAATGCATGACAACATTTTAAAGGCGTTAAAGAACGCAATCCCCGAAAAAGAGGACGACATACAAGATTTATCCGAGAAGATGGACGTGCTATCAAAGTATGTTGAGGGGAAAATCAGAGAATATGCCATAAAAAAGGTGTTGGACTTGATGGAGCAGGAGAAGAAAGATGAACATATACATAAGCATACCTAGACGGGGAAGCAAGAATGCTTTCATCAAAAGAGCACATGAGATTATTAGAGTGCTGCAAGGGCAGTACGAAAGGGGGAGCGATTTCCGCTATCCGACCTTCTCTTTAGACGAGGACCTCAAAAGGTTGGACTTGGGCTTGTCTATAACCCGTCTTCTGATGTGCGACGGGGCGCATTTTACATCGGGGTGGGAAAAGGACAAGGCTTGCCGGATTGAGCACGAGATATGCAAGGCTTACGGGATTAAGATATGGAAAGATTAGAGGTGGAAGAATGAAAAAAAGAACACAGTATGTGTGCGAGATTTGCGGAACTGAATATTCCACAAAGGAAGAGGCAGAAGTATGTGAAGCATCACACGAGAAGAATGTAAAAGTTACTAAGTTTGAGTATGGGTATAACGTAGAAATGCCTAAGTATGTGTATGTTGAAAATGCGGATGGCACAATTAAAGCGAGATATAAATTAATCGGAATCTGGGATTCACGCAATACAGGCAAGAACTAGAGAGGTGAACATGAAAGAACTAAAACTATATCAATGTGAGATTTGCGGAACGAAATACACAAACAAGGAAGAAGCACAAGAGTGCGAGAAAAACCATGTAACAAAAATAGAAGTTATTCAATGTAACCATTTGAGTGTGAAAGTTTGCAAGGATGGGTTCCCCACAAGAATTACTGTGCAATCGGCTGATGGGAGGGAAAGGAAGTACCGAATCTATGAATGAGAATATAAAAGCCCTTATTCAGCTGATAGACGAACATCCCGATTTACCCGTAATTCCAATGGTAGGACAAGACATAGTTGCTGACTGCACAGGCGAGTGGATTGCAAATTTCGGGAAAGCGGAAGTAAAGAAAATGTGCATATACGGGGAAAATGTGATTTTTCGAGAGGAGAAAAACGCCATCAAAACCATAGAAGCACTAGAGCTTGAAGGAATGACGGAAGATAGGACAAGAGAGGAAAGCATAGAAAAGCTAAACGGGTATCTTGATGAACTAGACTGGTTGGAAGCAATCATAGTACACATAGAAACCCCGATAGTGAAGATTCCTGATAACACGGAAAAGATTAATGAATTATTGGAGGGATAAATGACAAGACTACCAAACTTAGAATTATTAATGTATAAAGCCAGTTCGATTTTCCTACAAGAGGAAGAGTTTCTCTTGAAAGCGAGAAACTTAAAAAACTATGAGATACTTGATATTGAGGTTGAAACATTCCCTCAAACATGGGGGAGCACTTGTACAGGATTTGACATTACAGAGGATGGAAAGGCTACTGTCGGCGGTTGTGCGATGACTACAGAGTATACAACTGTGGTACATGAAAAAAGAACCGATTTTTATTTAGTGTTCTTTGGAGATAGACCCTGCTATGTGGTTCACAATCCTACAAAAGAGTTTTACGAGGATTTGAAAGATAGAAACTTAGCTAGCCTATCAGAATCAAAGAAGAGGTATTAGATGATTGAGACGAAATCAGTATCCGAAGATGGAGAAGAGCGGATATACAAACGATAAGGAGGACATAAATATGAAACTGGAAAAAGAAGCATTGCAACTAATAAATGCCTGTCTACAGGTGGATTTTTTTAGAGAAAGCACAATTCCAGAATTAAAGGAAGCACTGCCGGAAATGGCGGATTCTATCTATGAGGTAGCGGAAAAAATGGATGAGTTTTTCGAGCTGATAGAGAAAAAAATAATGGAAATTGCAGATAAACAAGCCAGGAAGGAGATGTATAGTCATGAATATGGATTATCTGAATAGTGCGCTGTCAGTAATGCAGGAAAAAATCAAGGAAAATTATCAAGAGATAAACGCTCATATTGACAAAGCTATAGCTTCGGAGTCAATTGCCAAAAAGAAAGAAGTCTTTGAGTGGGAGGATTATATCTTAAAGGGCTTTGACAAAATCAAGACTTGCTTAGAGCTTACAGAAGTACTAGAAAAAGAAAGAGAGACGCCATGAAGCCGTTAAATTTCGGGCAGTACCAGGCAATGAAGCGTTTTACCTTTAATCAGATGAATGCGTGGGCGGTATCAGTGTATAAAAGCGGATTTGAGGACGGGCAAGAGGACGGGACGGAAACCGTGATACTTGATTTTGATGAGCAGACCATGCGGGAATTTCTGACATCCATAAAGGGGATAAGTGACAAGACGGCGGATAAAATCATATCCGCCTTTATTGAAAAAGGAAATGGAACATGGGAAGTATAACTTTGCGACAGTAACATACTGCTTTTTTTAAAAACAAGTGTTCTTGTTCCAGCTTGCCTTAGAATCCGTAGAACCTTAAAATATAAGAGGTACTTAAAGGAGCGTGATAGAGGTGGAGCGGATGGACTGGGGAAATGAAAAAACACAAGTGAAATGCCCTTTTTATATATCCCATACATATCCAAGGGGGAAAGGGGCGACGGCGATAGCGTGCGAGAAATTGCCGGATATAGAAAATTCCTGCACTATGCGGATATGCTTTTCCAAAAAAGCAGAACTCGTAAAATACATGGATAAATACTGCAAGTGCTTTTCCTATCAGAAATGCCCGCTATATCGCCACATACTGGAAGAGATGGAGAAAGAGGATGACAAAGAAAGAGCAGGAAGAGTTAAAAAGGCAAAATTTATTGTATAAGAAAGTCAAGGAAGCAAGCGACAAGAAGACAAAAGAGATCCGCTTTTGGGAAAGGCGAGCGGAGCACTGGGGAAGGCTGAAAGCGGATAAGGACAGGGAACTTGACAAGATGGCGGTAGAACTCCGCCATAGCCAAGCCCTATGCGGGATTTTTTTAGAAAAACTCGGAGGGAAAACATCTGTAGAGGGAAAAGAATGGCAAGAAGCCATTAGGGAAGGAAGGGACGTCACGGCGTGTACGGATGAAAAGGGAAGCTTCACCTTCTTTATTGCTGGGGACAAGGTAACGGAAGAAGGTTAAAATGCTCCTAGAGAAAGGGGGCGCATCGTGAAGAAAGCAAAAACCGATTCAAAAGAAAAGAAAAGCCGAAGATCGCTTATAGATGACTATAAAACTCCGGAGATGCTTATATACCTTGAAGACCTAAAAAGGCAAGGGATGACTGATGAGGAGATAGCGGGGAAAATAGGGATTACTGCAAGGAATTTCGCCTACTGGAAAGCAAAATGCAAAGAGATACGGGATGCAGTAAAAAACGGCAAATTCGTGTCGAATGCGCAGGTGGTGAACGCCCTTTTTAAGGCGGCACTCGGGCACGTGGTGAAAGTACCGACTATCCTTAAAGACAAACAAAGCGGAATCCCCTTAGTCCGTAAAAAGGACGGGGAAATAGGGCTTATGACAGGAGAAGAAGGAGAAGAAACGATATTATATGACGACTATCTGTATATCAAGCCTGATGTGAAAGCAATGATTTACTATCTTGCGAATCGGTGCTATGAAGAATGGCGAATGAACCGAACGGAAGAAGTAGGATCCGAAAAGGCATCGCCCGGAGTGGTGGAATTGGTCGTTAGAAATGGCGGACTTGAGGAGTTGGAAAGAAAAGCGATAGAAGAAGCAAAAAAAAGAGATGCAGAAGCAGAGAAGAAGGCAGGATAAACCCGCCTTCTTTCTTTAATTTCAGAACTTTTTTATGTGGAAGGAAATAAAAAAAGAGCCTAAGCCCTTTTTCTATCGTCTTCTAATTCTGTGCCTTTTCTTCTGTATGTTTCGCTTCCGTAAGTCAAGCGGATTTGCGCCATGTCGTAAGGCTTTCTATTCTGCTTGTGATATCCTTCCGGGGCTTTATACCAAACTCCCTTGTTGGGTGAATATTTGAATTTAAGGCTTTTCAAAATGTCTTTGTGCTCTTTGGTGTTTCCGCTTACCCATATCCAAGAGCCACAAACTTCTATCAGCATATCGGGATAGTTAAGAAGCTGTTCTATTATGGTCATGAATTCGTCGGCGGTTTCAGATGTAGCTTTTTCGTACTTCTCACCCTTTGCGTTTACGTGAAAGGCTTTAAGTCTGTCGAATGCTCTTGTAAAGGCTTCAGATACCTTTTTCATTTCTTCGGTCGCCCATTCTTGATTTCCTATGTTGTTATCGGGGTGAAACTTTATTGCTAGCTTGTGATATTCCTTTTTTAATTCCTCGGCGGTGGTGCAATTTGTGAAGTATGCAGTCATTTTATTTTCCTCTCTTTCTTATGTGGCTTGCGGTTGTTTTCTTTGCTATGTCCATAGTTTACAACACTATACACATAGCGTCAATACCTCAAGACTCGAAATATTCAACAAATATGCACATAGTTATTTGTGCAATATGCCTATGTACATAGACGATTATATTTGTTATACTCTTTACAAAGGAGAACAAACAAATGGAAGATAAAAAGAAGAAGACCATTAGAGACATCGCATATCAAAAGGAAAAAATAAAAAGGATTCCCTTTTCTATACAGCTATCAGAATACAACGCATTGAAGGAGCAAGCGGAAAGCGTGCCGATGAATACTTTCATAAAGAAAGCCTTGAACTCCTACACGGGGCAAGAGATATTTAAGGTATAGGGGGGCGATTATGGAAGATTTGCGGTTTGAGTGGGACGAGAAGAAAAATGAAATCAACATCAAGAAGCACGGTGTTAGTTTTGAAGAAGCAAGAACGGCTTTTTATGATGAAAATTCAAAAGTAGAATATGACGAGGAACATTCTATAGATGAGGAACGCTTTATATTGATAGGAAAAAGCATAAAAGAAAAGCTTTTATTCGTCGTTCATTGCTATAGAAAAGCGGAAACAATTAGAATTATATCCGCACGAAAGGCAAATGTAGGCGAACAAGTAAAGTACGAAGGGGGTTTATATGATTGAGCAGAAAAAGACGCAAGAAGAAGCAGACGATGAAATTCTGAACAAAAATTTTGATTTTAAACATGCCGTTAAAAATCCGTATATTGAGCGATTAAGGGGGCAAGATTCCGTCATTGTAGATATGGAAGCCATTAAATACTTCAAAGAAATGGCAAAAGGCATGGGGACGGATTGGAAGACCTTAGTAAATATGTATTTGGTAGATGCCGTAAATCAAAAGAAAAAAGTTAGATGGGATTAAGTTAAGCGATTCTATCGTAAAAGAGGGTTTGACACCCTCTTTTTTTATTGCGTGGGTACAAATCCCCTCTTTTTGCTATGAAAGAGTGAAGAAAGGGGGATTTTATGGAAGCGATATGGACGCCACAACCTAAGCAAGCGCTCATGATGGCACGACCGGAGTATGAAGCATTGTACGGCGGTGCCGCAGGTGGTGGGAAAACCGATTATTTAGTAATTGAAGCATTAAGGCAAGTTCACATCCCCCACTATAAAGCCCTTATCTTGCGCCGTACCTTCCCGCAGTTAAAGGAAATTATAGATAAAGCCTATCTCTACTACCCGAAAGCGTTCCCCGACGCAAGGTACAACAAGACAGAGCACCGCTGGACTTTCCCGTCGGGCGCAAAGATTGATTTCGGAAGTCTCAACTCGGAAGAGGACAAGTATAAGTATCAAGGTATTGCATACGACTTTATCGGCTTTGACGAGCTTACGCATTTCACAGCGACACAGTACGAGTATCTGAAGAGCCGTAACCGTGCAAACGGAGCGGGGACAATCGTATACACACGGGCAACAGCGAATCCGGGCGGTATCGGTCATGGTTGGGTAAAGGATCGCTTTGTTACTTCCTGCAAAGCAGGAGAGACCAAAGTTGAGGTTTACAAGGTAAAGACGGAAAGGGGCATAGAGTACAAAGCACAATCCCGTGTATATATCCCCGCTTCTGTCTTTGATAACAAGAAATTGCTAGATAATAACCCCGAATACGTGACGCACCTAGCGGCGCTGCCGGAAGCGGAGCGGAATGCCCTTTTATATGGCGATTGGGATAGCTTCAACGGGCAAGTCTTTACAGAATTTCGTAATTCTCAAGACGGATACGATACGCACCAATTTAGCCATGTGATTAAGCCTTTCCCTATCCCTGACTGGTGGAAGGTGTTTCGGGCTTATGACTTTGGATATAGCAAGCCCTATGCGGTGCTGTGGTTTGCGGTAGATGGAGACGGGAGAATGTACCTTATACGGGAACTCTACGGGTGCACGAGCACGCCGAATACAGGCGTGAAAGAAGAGCCACACGAGCAGGCACGAAGGATAAGAGAGGTCGAAGCGACAGACGAGAGGCTCAAGGGAAGAAAGATAAGCGCAGGAAGTGTCGCTGATCCTGCTATATGGAATAAATCGACTGGCGTAAGTGTAGCCGACGCTATGGAAGCGGAAGGGATTTACTTTGACAAGGGCGACCATGAGAGACTAGCGGGGCTTATGCAGTGCCACTATAGGCTAGCCTTTGATGAAAAGGGCTACTCGATGTTTTATGTGTTTTCTGACTGCCTAGACTTTATAAGGACGATACCGAACCTCACATACGATGAAAAGAATGTCGAGGACATCGATTCAAGCCAAGAAGACCATATATACGACGCATGGCGGTATGCGTGTATGCAAAACCCGATAAAGGCAAGAAGAAATTTCTTAGATAGCGACAATCACGATTTCGACCCGCTGAATTTATACAAGGGAAATAGCAGAGTACGGATGTACCGCACATAAGGAAAGAGAGGGAAAAGATGGCAAGAGCCAAAAAGAAAGAAGAGTTGCAACAAGAAGAGAAGCAAGCTATAGCAGAGGGACTTGCGCAGGAGAGCGCAGAGAGAGAGGAAGAAGAGAAAAAGGAAGTAGAAAAGGCGATTTCTTCCCTTATCCCGAAGCTTACAGACGAGGACTGCATAGAAGCTATGGGGCGGTGCAGGAAGTACCACGAGAAAATGCAAGGCTTAGAGAATCGCTTAAAGGAGAATGAAGCATATTACCGGCAGCAGTATACCTACTACAAGAACCTTGACGAGCAAAAGAGTTTGCCCGAAAAGGGTAGCGGGTATCTCTTAAATGCCGTGATAAACAAGGTCGCCGACATGATGGATAACTACCCGCAACCGACTATCCTTCCTCGTGAAGAGTCGGACGAAGAAACGGCGTCAATCCTTAGCAAGGTTATTCCTGCAATCCTTGAGCGTAACAACTATACAAAAGTGTATTACAAATGCGCAATGGAGAAGGTAAAGAATGGCGTTTCCGTTGCGGGCGTGTTTTGGAATCCCACAAAAGACAATATAGGCGATGTGGAAATTAAGCGAATCGACATCTTAAATATGAGATGGGAGCCGAACATCGAGGACATACAAGACAGTAAAGAAATCTTTATCCTTACGGAGTCGGATGTAGAGACTATGAAGGTGCTTTACCCCGACAAATTATCAGACCTTGCAGGATCATACAATGCGGACTTGTCCCATTACAGCGACACGGAAGTGGCACGGGCTGATGAGAAAGTGATTGTCTATGATTGGTACTACAAAAAGACGGTATCGGTAGAGATTGGCGGGCAAGTTTTCCCGAAGACGGTACTGCACTATGCGAAGTTCTGTGATGGAAAATTGCTTTATGCCTCTGAAAATGACCCGACAAAGTCCGAAGGTTGGTACGAAGACGGGCAATATCCTTTTATCTTTGATGTGATGTACCCGATTAAAGATACGCCTGTAGGTTTTGGGATGATTGATATTATCCGAGAGCCGCAGGAATTCATAGACAAGATGAATAAAGCGCTGATTCAGAATGTTCTTGCCAATGCGCGCCCTCGTAGGCTTGTAAAGGAATCGACAAATGTAAATGAAGAGGAATTCAGCGACTACAACAAACTAATTGTGCATTACGAAGGAAACGCAGACGGCATTCTTCCCTTGGAAGTGAATCCATTGCCTGCTATCTATGCGCAGATTTTGGAGAACACGAAGGAAGAACTAAAGGAAAATTCGGGCAATCGTGATTTCTCACAGGGCACAACGAGCGGGGGAGTTACGGCGGCATCCGCTATTGCTGCATTGCAAGAGGCGTCAAGTAAGACCTCTAGGACGATGAATTTAGTTTCTTATGACGCCTTTAAGTCATTAATCACAATGGTTATCAGCAGAATGCAGCAGTTTTACAGCGTGCCTCGTACCTACCGCATTATCTTAAACAACGAAAACTACTATGCTATGGTCGGAATCTCCAAAGATTCCCCGATGGCAAGCGATTCTATGGCGGAGTTGCTACCCGATTCGGTGTATGACCAGTCCATCGGGAAGTACATGGGCGGGCATAAACCAATATACGATATTTCCGTAGGAGCAGAGAAGGCAAGCCCGTATTCAAGAGT